TAATGATACTTCTAACTGGTTCTGGTTCATAGACAAGACGGCTACAACTGTAAACAAAGTCAAGGCTAAACTAGCCCGCAAGCCTAAAAAAAAACCTGTAAACTAGAAACAATGGCAGTAACCTGCCGGTCTAACGAAAGGTACCAAATGAAAGACCTAATTAAGAAACTGAAGAGCCCTAAGTTTAAGGCTGCGTTTAAGTCCTACTTACGCGCTGTCCTTGCTTCGGCTATCACTATGGGACTAGCACTTGCTGCTGACCTAGCCCCTGAATACGCCATTCTCATCGGTTCAATAGCCGCTCCTTTGGCTAAATGGGCAGATAAGACGGAAAAAGAGTACGGACTAGGCTCTAACTAGGTCTCTAGGATACCCCTTTAAACGGGGTTTTAAGCCGATTTGAGACACTTTTAGGGCTCCAGGGTAGTCAGGTATACCCCCAAGGTCTAAAAACCCCTCAACTCAAAGTCAATTTACATACGTTGACTTTTGGTTGGGGGGGTCTTTTTTTGTTTTATGTGCTATGATTCCGGGGCGGGTAACCGTGGGGCAGAAACTTCAGATGATGGGGTGACGGCATACAGCCTGAACTGCACCTCCGAGCCACTCATAAATTTTTATGGGGGGTAAGGGGGGCATTTCTTAGAATCGGGGTTCAGGCATATTTTGAGAGGAGGCACGTAAGTGCCGACGTATGATTACGAATGTCGTACCTGTAGTGAGGTTATTGAGATATCATTACCGATTGACAACACGGAGGAAATCAAATGCGGTCTTTGTGGCAACGTTTTATTCAAAGTATTTTCGGCGAACCCAATTCACTTCAAGGGGACTGGCTGGGCTGGGAAGAGTTCGATATAGAAGATTGGGAAGACGAAGAAGACTGCTAGTGTGATACGCTTATCCCATGAGCGAATTACCTAAACATATATCGTATTCTTCTTTCAACACTTGGTTAGAGTGTGGTTGGAAGTATTACTTAACTAAAGTCAAAGAAGTACCTGAAAAGCATGCCGTTTGGTTTACTGGCGGTAGTGCTGTTCATAAAGCAACCGAACGCTTTGATAAGGGCTTGTTCAATAAGACCAGCAATTCAGATGAGTTGTGGAATGATGTTTGGTTTAATCAAATCAAAATAGACGAAGAAGCCTATGGTCCTATGGATACATGGGAGTTTCGTGGTCGTGAAGACATGTCTTGGTGGTATGGCGAAGGCATGTGGATGCTTGACCGCTGGATTGACTTTATGAATCCTGACCGTGGTTGGTCAGTCTATGAAGATTTTATCGAAAAAGAATACAAGATTTCTATCGAGGGCACTACAGTCAAACTTGCCATTGACCGTGTGCTGACTGATTACGACGGGAATAGGGTACTCGTCGATATCAAAACTGGTGCGTCATCCCAAAGGCATCCGCTCCAATTAGCGGTTTATGCGTGGGCTTTATCTAAAGAAGGGGTCTCTGTAGATAAGGCTGGCTTTTGGGATGCACGTACCGGTAGCATTTCATTATGGAATCTAGAGCACCTTCAACCCGACAGAGTCGAGGATATCCTGCTAGGATTCGATAAAATGCGTAAGACAGAAACATTCTTGCCTAACATGAATTCTTGTGGGCGATGCGGTGTGTTATCATTTTGCAAATGGATGAACGGAAACAAGTCGAAAGGATACGAATAAAATGGCTGGAGCAAACTTCCAAGTCAGCAGTAAACTCAATGACGGTAGAATATTCGTTATTGCAGCAGATACATTCGCAGACTTCAAGTTACATCTTACCGATGTGCTTGGACCTGAAGGTGTAGACAAAGTACTAGGGACAATGGCTACCTCTCTTGAGGGGGCACCATCTTTTGAGCAAGCAGTTTCTAATGTGACTGCAGCAATTCCAGGAGCGTCACCTGTGTCGACTCCATCAACTGCACCTGTGGGTCGTAGTTGCAAGCATGGTCCAATGACCAAGCGTAGCGGTTCTAGTCCCAAGGGTCCTTGGAAAGGCTATATGTGCCCAACTCCAAAGGGAACTCCTGACCAATGCGAACCAACATTCCTTAAGAGGAATGAACCTGAATGGAGTACGTTCTAACCAATGAGAACCCTTGCCCGTGCTGTTGGTAGCGCGGACATCGGTGGTGAACCTCTCCCTTCGGTGTTCCGTACTTTTGACAACAACAAGATAATCTTTCGCAGAGCGGAAGTGTCGATGATTGCTGGTACCCCTGGTGCTGGTAAGTCGACACTTGCTCTTGCGTTAGCGCTGAACACTAAAGTACCGACACTATATGTAAGTGCAGACACAAACGCTCACACCATGGCTATGCGCTTGCTATCCATGATTACGGGCAAGACTCAGACCGAAGCAGAAGCGATGCTTGCTGAAAAGGTTGATGAGTCTAGGAAAATCATAAATGATTCTTCAGGGCATATCTTTTGGTCATTTGACTCAGCGCCAACGCTGGCAGATGTAGACCAAGAGGTTCTTGCTTTTGAAGAATTGTGGGGCTGTGCTCCAACTCTTATCGTTGTAGATAACCTTATGGATATTTCCAATGATGGGGGAGAAGAGTTTGCGGGTATGCGCTCTACAATAAAGGAGTTAAAGTATCTTGCAAGAGATACCAACTCCGCAATTATCGTACTGCATCACACCAAGGAGTCGTATGTAGGTAATCCGTGTCAGCCACGAAGTGCCCTTCAAGGCATGGTTGCACAGTTACCTGCGCTGATTTGCACGGTAGGTTCCGACGCGCCAGGATATATAGCCGTCGCGCCCGTAAAGAACCGATATGGCAAAGCAGACCCTTCAGGGGGTACGGCTCATTGGCTTCAGTTTAACCCTGAAATTATGGACGTATCAGATATCCCAGATAGGTCCTAATGTCCAGACCAATCTCAGAACTCAAACCGAGTTATGACAAGGCGATGGATATCCGTGGTAATCCAACTACGGTATGCATCTGTGGGAGTTTCGTATGGAATCTCAAGGTAGTCTTCGCAGAAGACAATACCATTGGGATGTATTTTCTAGATATGGAGTGTGCTGACTGTGGAACACAGGCAACCGCGCCCATTGAGGAGTAAACATGAAACTATCAACAGCATCAATAATGTTAGCGATTGTAATATCTGTGGAAACTATGCCCCACGCTGTGGGTGCGTGGCTCATACGCCCGTCAATACCCCCAGCATCGGTATCGTTGCAGGGGTCAATGATGATAGACCACAAAACATACGCAAAAATGATGGCAAAAGCAAAACTAAATAAAGTGTTTGGTAAGAAGGCTGACCAGGAATGGGACGCACTTACCAAGTTATGGGGTAAGGAATCTGCTTGGAACTGGAAAGCCAAGAACCCTACCTCGAGTGCTTATGGTGTTGCCCAAGTCTTGGGTACGCCTAAGAACTCTACAATTGAATACCAAGTGAATATGGGGATTAAGTACATCATTCACCGTTACGATACGCCTACCAAGGCGTGGAAGTTTTGGCAAAGGAATGGTTGGTACTAAATGTCAAGCAAGTCCAAAATTAAAGGGTCGCAGGCTGAGCGCGATGTAGTCAAATATCTTCAAGAGTGGTTCCCGTACGCAGAAAGACGGCTTGCGGGAGCCACTTTAGATAAAGGAGATATCTCTGGTATCAATGGTGTCTGTATTGAGATAAAGAACCACGCCAAGATGGACTTGGCTGGATGGTTAGCAGAACTAGAATTAGAAACAAAGAATGCTAAAGCATGGACTGGTGCAGTAATTCATAAACGTAAGGGCAAAGGCAACCCTGCTGATTGGTATGCTACTATGCCTGTATCTGTATGGGTAGAACTTTTGCGAAAGGCTATAAACCATGGAAAAGCCTGATATATCAGTGATTTTAGAGCACTACGGCGCCCGAGTACCGACAAGACATGGGTGGTTCTCAATGAAGTGTCCGTTCCATGACGATAAGCACAATAGTGCCTCAGCGACAAGGGATGAGAATGCTTTTTGTTGTTTTGCATGCCAAATCAAAGGGGATGGGTATGCTATAATTATGGCTAAAGAAGGGGTGGGATTCCGTGAAGCAATCAACATCGCAAAGAGAATCTTTAATGAGAGCGGCAAAGTATTACCACAGCGCTCTTCACGAAGCAGAGGATTATCTCGTAGAACGAGGACTCACGATGGAGGCAGCGGAGAAAGCACGCTTGGGCGTCGTTTTAGACCCGCTCACGGGTCATGAGCAATACGTCAATAGATTGGCTATCCCGTACCTCACAAAGTCGGGTGTTGTTGATATTCGATTCAGAAGTCTCGGACATGAAGAACCGAGATACATGGGACTTACAGGCGCATCGACTCATTTGTATAACGTGGGCGCGTTTTTCCGTGCATCGACATACATATGTATATGCGAAGGTGAAATTGACACGATTACATTGGATTATATGTGCAATATCCCTGCGGTTGGCGTTCCTGGTGTCAATAATTGGAAGAAACATTACACTAGGCTCCTTTCTGACTTTGAGAAGGTTTTCTTGTTCGCAGACGGAGATAATGCAGGAGTTGAGTTCGCTAAATCTTTATCCCGAGAGTTGTCTTCTCTCGTCGTCATACAAGCGCCGGAAGGCGAAGACGTGAACTCAATGTACAGGATACACGGTGCTGATTACTTCAAAGAAAAGATTGCGGGGGCACAGTAATGTTGTTACCTGAACAAGACGGTAAATTTGTCTGTAAAGCAGACGATTTTAGAACTGATAATCTGTTTACATATATGGACCATTTTGGTGTTGAGTATGACTGGATGGTTAGATTGAACCATAAGTTCACTCTCAACCTATTTAGTTTCTTGAGCGAAATGGCTTACTTCTTAAACGAAGACAAGATAGATGACGCATGGGAGCACCTACAAAGTGTAACCTTGCTCCTGATAAATGCTAGCGGTGAAGACTTTGATGAGTTTATCGAAGAGGCTCAGTTAATTGCTGGTTCCGTAGAGATGTTTGAGCAGATAGAGAGATATTTAGATGACAATGATTCTCAATGACATCGAGCCATCAACATTTGAGATAAACGTGATGGAAGTATTTAATGAACTAGAAAACTTACTTCTCCAAAAGCATTACGACTACGGACCCCGGAATATTGCAGATGCTCCCGGTGGTGCAATCAATGGTTTGCGGGTCAGAATGCATGATAAATTGGCTCGCATTAACAACTTAATAGACAATGGTAAATCTCCTCAGAACGAATCCTTTGAGGATTCTTTCAAGGATTTGGCTAACTATGCAATCATTGGATTGCTAGTTCTTAGAGGAAAGTGGAACAATGATTAAAAAATTCGGACCGTACAAAGGAAGTAAACAAAATGGAGGACGACCAATCTATGTCTTTAAAAAGAAGAAGAAAAATGGAACAACTGTCACTACTTCTTCTAATAAAGCCAGGGTGGATTACGAAGAATCTACTGGAAAATCTTTACCGCGAAGAAAAGAAGTAGACCATATCAACAACAAGGGACGTGCCGGGGATGACCGTAAAGGTAACCTTCGTGTTGTTTCTAAGTCCAAAAATGTCGCTATGGAGAACAAGCGCAGAGCCAAAAAGAAGCCTGCCAAAAAACGAAAGAAGAAATAGTGGCTAAGAAAAAACATAACGTAAAGCGCGTAGTAGTCTTATCAGATATACAGTCTCCTAGCCATGACGCTAGAGCGATTACAGCACTACAAGATTTCGTTTATGATTTTGAACCTGACGAGTTGTACTGCGTTGGTGATGAGGCGGATAGTCCTGAACCATCTCGTTGGAATAAAGGTAGAGCAGGCGAATACGCTAAGACTTTACAAGCAGGATTAGATAAAACATCCGAGATTATGGAAGGCTTCAAGGATGTAATAGGGGACAAGCCTTTCCATGTAATGAGGAGTAATCATGGGGACAGAGTCAGAAACTATATTGACAGATACGCTCCGGCTCTTGCAAGCCTCCGCTCTCTCGAGTATGAGACTTTGCTTAGATACGACGAACTCGATATTACTTTCCATGACAAGATATGGCAATTCGCCCCAGGATGGGCTCTTGCTCACGGAGACGAAGGAAATCTTATACAAACTTCGGGGGGAACTGCGCTTAGCCTTGCGAGACGTATCGGATTATCTGTCGTATGTGGACACACCCACAGACAAGGTATCCAACATTACCACGTTGGTTACAATGGACGGATTAGTGCAAGACTCTTTGGAGTTGAAGTCGGACATCTAATGGATTTGAACAAAGCAGATTACTTGTCTACCGGTGCTGCGAACTGGCAGCAAGGTTTTGCAATTCTGTATATCCGCAGAACTAATGTTACGCCTGTCAATGTTCCAATCATTGGTCGTTCTTTTACGGTGGAGGGTAAAACTTACGCATGGTAATAGAACGGTATGAAGGGCTTGTTGGCGCTATTGCCTATGAGTTTTCCCGTAAATACCATATGATTGAACCAGCAGACATACGACAAGAACTATGGCTCTGGTTCCTCACACATCCCAACAAAGTTACTGTATGGGAAGGATTAGATGACAAACAAGCAGTTAAACTTATTAGCCGGTCTCTTAGGAATGCAGCGAAAGATTACTGCCAAAAAGAAAAAGCACGCATTGTTGGATACAATGTTGAAGATAACTATTACTATGACCGTCAAATATTGGAAATTCTTATCCCTGCTACTCTTAGAGGCGATTCTACTGCTCCTTCTATGGTTGATTTAGGATTTACTTCAACTAGAAAAGTAGCCTCCGAAGGCGGTAATTGGTTTGCTATGATGAGTGACATAGATAAGGCTCTCAAGAAATTACCAGAAGACCAGTACAACATTTTGTACTCACGCTTCTGCGACGGACTAGATAACTCAGGTCTGGCTTTAGAACTCCAGATATCTGATGATGCTGCTAGAATGAGAGTCAACCGAGCGCTCAACAGTTTATTAAATTTACTAGGTGGTTCAAGACCACGAAGAGAACGAGACTACAAGGATGGTGAAGTAAGTGGAGAATCAATTGACGTTGAAACAGATGCTGGAGACGTTGGAGACGAAGTTGAACGACAAGAGTTGGACTGATACTCAAGAAAAAGAGTTCGTTAAACTACTTGATGATATGAGCAAGGCTACTCATAATCTCGCTACTCGTACATATATTATGGCTGACATAATTGATAAGTTTTATGAGACAATTGTTGATTTATTTGAGATGACTCCTGAATCGGCTACGTCTGTCCCGCAAAACGGCGATGTCTATCCCGAGTCCAACACAAACTTTTCGGCGGGGGGCGCGGAGTGATTTGCGCACAATGCGCTGTTGGCGCATATCTTAACAGTAAAGGTGACCCTGCTGCGAAACACTCACACGAGTTATGTAAAGGCTGTGATTGCCAGCATAAGTTAGGTAGCGGGTGGGTAAAAGTCATTAAAAAAGCCCCCACCACCGAAGTGGCAGGGGCTTGAGTGTACGATTTTCGTACACTTAGTCTGATTTTGTAGGGTGTAATAATCCAGTAGAGTCTTCTGTCATACCAGTAAAAATTACAACCTCATCATTGTATTTCACAATGTAAGCATCAGGAAACAATGAGTAAATGTCAGTAGATATGTCAGATATCCTCATGCGACATTGACCCATTTCATAGCAGTACGAAGCAAGTTGTCGTAATCTCCAGCCATTGACTCCTGAAGATACATCTCAACTTCATCGTTAGGTACGCCCTCCTTGCGGAGTGCGTTTGATACGCTTGCCATTACAGCAAACGCGTTGCCGTCTTGTCCAGCCAAATTGACTGTGACATTATCGTATTTAGCCATTGTTCTCTTTCTGTACGATTATCGTACACTAGGGTTATAGAGCAAAGTATAGGAGTAGTCCGAAGACATTAAGAACGCCAACAGTTATCCAAAGGATAAGTGCTAGTTGTTGTCCTACACTTTCATAAGGTGCGTAGTCATCATTTTCGTACACTATTCACCCTTTCTTACAAGAAAAGGGGTGGAGTCATAGGTATCAAGTATGAACAAAGG